AAGGTCACATGACCCTCCGCATAAAGCCGTTGCTGTCGACGTATGGTGCTCCGACCTTCAAATTCGCGGCCAACGCCGAGGCATTGTCGGCAAAGGTCGGATAGCGCGACGGATCGGGATGAAAGCGGTTCAAGTCCTCGACCAGGGTCTTGAGGCTTCCAAACACGTCGGAGGCTTTGGGGAGCTGAAAGATCATCTCGATCCCGCCCCATCCAATTCGAGCTCAAGCCCGACCGAGCGCGTCCACGTATCGTTGGCGTCCGTGGTCTGCTCGAACCTCAGATAGCGAGCATCGGTTCGCTGGGGGCAGCTTCCATCTACCCCCAGCGAAACCAGCGGGCCCCACGAAACAGAATTGCTCGTCGCCTCATTTTTCGACCCCACCGCGACCTTGGCGGTCGCCGCGTCAATGATCGGCCTCACCCCGGAGACAAATGCGCGCTGACCGGGAGCCGCCTGAAAGTCGCCGGTGATGGTGGTCGAGGCGAGCGCCCCGCCGGTGAACGTGCCATATTGGTTGGACGAATTGATTCCGGCCAGGACGGGCCTTTTCCCTGCCCTGGAGCCGTCGTCCCACGAAATCGGGTCGGTATCCGGCGTCGGCATCGATTCGAGGGTTGCGGGAAGCGTTGCCGACAGCCCCAGCTCCTGCATCGGCACCGTCAGGAGGGTGAACTTCTCCTCGGCAATCGAATAGCAGAGGATCGCCGAATTTGCGGTTTGGCCGTTCTCGGCAAAGGCCCACATCACGCAGCGATGGACGGGATCGTATCCCGACCGCATGAAGTCGGTTTTGGTCGGGTCCGCGTTGTTGGCGAACCAGTCATCGACCTTCCCCGTGCCGATCGGGATGGACTGAATGCCGTTGTGAACAAAAAAGCCGTCGTCGGCGCGATAGTAAACCAGCTCCCCGACGTGGCAGACGCCACCGGCGGAAACGGCTCCCCGCTCCTGCTCTAGAACGACGAACTCAAACACCGTCTGAGGGTTGCCAGAGAACGCCATTCTCGAGATGGCCTTGCGTTGGAACACGAGACCATCCGATTTGCCGGTGATCGCAACGACCGGGCCGCCCTCTTCCGGCATGTCCTCGAAATCAGCACCGGTGGCGAGATCGGTCCCCCAAGTATCGGGATTATCGGAGCCGGACCACCGGACACGGTTGGGAACGGTCCCGTCCACACCGTCATTCTGGAGGTTGCCGAGAACCAGATAGTCACGATGAAGCACCGCTCCGACCGCAGCGTAGGGAGGGCTTCCGCCAAGCGCAGTGAACGCTGAGCCGATCGCGCCGCCGACCGGAGGAAGCCCTGCGCACCCGGCGCAGACCTTTCCCCCGACGCGAGCGAACCACCATCGTTTCGCAATAATCGGAGCGCCCGAATAAACGCTCGAATAAGCTCCGTTCAGAACCTGGTAGATCGTGTCCTTCGTAGCGGCATAAATCGCGGGCTCGCCCGAGTCCTGGACCGTCGTGAACATGCCCACAGCCGCAGCAGGAAGCGTCGTCACCGGAACCAGGGCGGGGAACGGCGCATAGGCACCAGCAATCGGCAGCACGTTCTCCGCTGTCACCAGCGAAGGCGATTGGTGCGGCGCGACGTCCGGTCGCCACTCCCCGAACTGGACGGGGATGCTAGACACCGAACACCTCCATCGCGCCGGTCATGTTGCGCTGCTCGGTTTGGATCACGAGATCGTGGAGATAGGCTTCGGCCAACTGCTCGTTGGCGAGGGCCAGATCCTTGTTGCGGATCACCTCGGCGTAGAGGGTGCGCTTGGCAAGCGCGCGGATCAGTTTTTCGCCATAGGTCGTCCAGATGGAGGAGTCGGTATCGTCCTCCATCGGCTCGCCTTGGGTGAGCCCGTCGATGTAAACCGTGTAGGAGCTTCCGGGGATCGGCCAGAAGCGGATTTCCTGACCGTATCTGGAATAGCGCATGGGCTCGCCGAGCGCGATGGAGCCATTATTCAGAACGTCCAGGCGGTCGTTCCCCGCCGGATAGAGATTGCGTCGGAAAGTGCCGTTCAGCAGGAGATAGAGATTGTCGATCTCCTGAAGCGCGGCAATGTCGGAATTGGTATAATACGCCTGGTTGTAATTGAGGTTGAGCTGAAGGCCGCGAACCTCGTTGAACCAGAAGCGATGAGTGGAGGCGAGATCGATCGCATCGTCAATCGCCAGCGCAATCTGAGATGTGAGATCGCTTCGCGCCAGTTCGTCGGCTATGCGCGTTTTCAAGTCGCCAAGAGTTTTGCCGCCGGTGACGGTTACAATCGTCACCCGCTACTCCTCCGGCTGTTCGTATCGGCCATAGACGGGCTTGCCGTGAGCAATCTCGACCACGATCAGCCCGAGTTCTTCGGCTTCTTTGGGATTGATGCCGTCAGCGACGAGATAGGCGGCTTCGGGAGAGGCTTTCCGAAGCTTCAGGGTCTTGGGCATCACCCCTCCGTCAAAAAGGAAGGGCGGATGAGTGAAAGGAAGAAAGCCTCACCCGCCCTAGAGGTTACTGATCGTTGTTGCAGGAGTAAGCGATGACGATATTGGCGTGCCCCGCGGTCGCCGCGGTTCCCGTCTGCGCGTAGGTCACGAAAATGTCCTGATCGGCTGAGAGAACGAGGTTCGGGACGGTCGCGGCGCGAGTGCCGGAAGTCGCCGCATCGTTCGCGACTTGTGTTCCGCCTCCCGCAGTTCCGACCTGCAACGCGTTGGTGGTTCCGGCATTGAACGCGGTGTCGCACTGGACGATGACGGCGGTGATGATCGCGCCCTTGGGAAGCGTTCCCATCACCACCCCGCTGCCAATGTTGGCGTCGTTAAAGTTGACCGACTTCCGAAGGTCGTGGATGACCTGAAGCTGGGTCTGACGTGCAATTCCAGTCATTGTTCAGGGTTCCTCTTACGGTGCCGGAGTGTAGGTGGCGGCGACGAACGTGGCGTAATCCTGGCTGTTGAATACCGTCTTCTTGATGCCGAAGATCGCGCCGGCAGAGACGCCGAGCTGGTTGCCGTAGTCGAAGCTTTCCTCGACCCAGTTGAACTTGTCCTGCTGCCCAACCGAGCTGTCGCGGCCCGTGGCGAACATCGCCGCCTGAGCGCCGCACATCACGCCGCGCCGGGCGTTGGTGACAGCCGCCGCGGTCGTCGAGTTGACGCCCGTGGTTGCTCGAGGAGCGCGGTGAATGAGAACGCCGTTATACTCGCCCTGCAAATCGCCGCCGGTGAACAGGACGTTGTTCTCGTCACCGCCGGTGATCTTGGCTTTCTGGTAATCTACCCAGGTTCCGGCCGATGCCGAGGCGCGGAGCTGATAGATCTGGTAGTCATGCAGGAAAAGCACCCAGAGCTTACGACCCTGCGCCCGCAACGGACGGATCGGAACGCCAGTCCCGGACGCCGTGGTGAACTGGTTGGCCCGCGCGACCATGTGATCGATGATCGACAGGTCGAACTCATCGCCAGTCGTCAGGGATTCGTCGGCGGTGCGACCGTTCTTGCGATAGATGTGGTTGGTGTCGGGCGCGATCGCGGCGTTGTTGCCGGTAAAGCGCGTATCGGTCTGCGACGTATTGCCGCAAATCTGGTTGAACAGCGACACGTCGAGGCGGTCGGCCCACCAGTCCCGAAGGCCGTTTTTGGCTTCCTCGCGGACCTCGAACGGAACGCGCTGCTCGGACATCTTGCCAGCCGAGCGAACGGCATGGCGCAGCTGGTTGATGACCAGCTTGTCCGAATAGGTCTGGAGCGCTTCTTCATTGCCCTCCAAGGTTCCATCGCCCTGGATGCCCGCCCCGACGAGCTGGACGCGAAGGCCGTAGGTGACGTTATCGCCCGGACCCGAGCCGAGTTCGTCACGATACATGATCATGGAGTCGGCCGAGCGCCCCATGAAGGCATAGAAATAGGTCGCGCGCAGAGCTTCGACGCTGAGCTTTTTGGCCCAGAGCGAAACGGCTAGCGGATTGCCGACCGCATAACTGGTAAGTGCCACGCAAATTCTCCCGGAAAGGACTGGTTTCGTTCCTTCGGATCGTCCGAAGGGCCGTGCTCCCAGTCCGCCGGGAGGCGCGTCAGGCCGTCATGCCGCCTTCGCGTTCAGGGTTGTCGGGACTCCCCACCCGTAGCGCTTTCACGCCGTGCCACATTCGCATATCCGCGAAAGCAAATTGGTTATTGTTCGTTGGCGCAGATCGAATCGATCAACTTGCGGCCTTCGGGGGTCATGTAGAGCGCCTCAAATTCATCCGGTGGCATCGCAATAATCGCGTCCGCATTAAGCTGCTGGGGGGTTGAGCCTGCGGCCTGTCCCAGTGAACGGGACTGCTGCTTGGCCGTCGCTACGGCGTCGATGGTGCGTTGCGCCTGTCCGCCCCCGGTTTCGGCCCCTGTTGGCCGATAGCCGCGCTCGATAGCGATGGCATAACCGAGTTCGGCCGGGTCCTTGCCCTGACTAATCGCCGATTTGACAATTTCCGCGACTTCGTTGCCCAAGGCATTGTTGATTTCTCCAGGAGACAATCCGTAAAGCGCGAGCTCCCGCGCTCTTGCCTGAACCACGTGGCGTATCGCGTCGTCGTAATCGGGTTTGATCGATCGATAGGCAGCTTCGGCCTGAGCAACGACCGCTTGAATCTGCCGCTGTTCCGCCGCCTCGATCTGCTGGAGGTCGATGGTCTGCGAAACGCGGTTGAGGTTGCGTTCCTGCTCGGCAAGCCGCTGCGTGAGATGATCGAGTCCCGTGTCGTCAGCGGGCTTCTCGAATGGCGCCGGCTGACGGGACTGGACCTGCCTTCTCAGCTCGCCAAGCTGCGCAAGCTGCTCCTGCACCTTCTTGAGTTCGGTTTCCGCCGATTTGCGGCGCTCGCGTTCGGCGTGCAGCGCGCCTTGCGGAACCTTGTTGTCGGGCTTTTCCTCGCCCTCCTCATCGGCTTCCTTCTTGACGAACTTGCCCGTCTCGGGGTCGCGCGGCTGTTCGGAGGTTTCCTCGGCAACAGGCGCTTCCACCTGTTCCTCGGTTGCGGCAAGCGCAGCAAGCTCTTCCTCGCTAATGATTTCATCGGCCATGCTTACCAAGTTGCCACGGCGGCGCGCCCGGAAAGGTTATTGTTCCATTAGAACAGAATCAGCATGTCCGCAGCGGTCGTTCCCGTCGCCCGGATATACTGAAACGCCAACGCGTAATCCTGGCCGCTGACGAGGTTCTTCCACACGGTATCGACCGAATCCTCGACGAGCCTTCCAGTGATCGTTCCGCCAGTGCCGACGAAGAGCCCGCGCCCTACGGGTTGCGCGGCGGTGTCGCTCGTGACCACGGCCTGACTGTTGCGGCTCGGGCCGTCCTGTACCCAATGTCCCATTTAAGCTGCCTCCTGATCCGGTTCGTTCTGCGCTTGCTGCTGTTGCTGATAGATATTGACCAAATGCCCCACGGCGGTTGAGAGAATGTCGATCTTCTGCTGCATCGCCGCGAGGTTTTGATCCCCGACGCCAAGCGAATGATCGCTCATAAGTCTCATGCGGTTGGTCTCGGAATCCTGGAGAACCGCGGTGGCCTTTGCGGCATCGAGCTGCGAGCGATCCGAGAGCTGCTGGTTCTTGAGCTTGAGCGACTGGTTTTCCTGAATGAGCTGGGTCAATTGCTGCTGCGATTTGGCCTGAGCCTCGGCTTGTGCGGGATCGCCACCTTGGCCCATCTGCTGGATCGCCTCCTGCAGGTCCTCAACCGCCGTCTCTGGCAGCGGCGAGTATTTGAGGACGGTCGGCAATAGCGGCAGCGGCATTTCGGGAATGAACGGTTGAATCGCGGCCCATGTCGCCTCCTTCTGGTTCGGCGACGATGGCATTTCATCCACGATCACGTCGAACTCGGCATCCGGGCCTAATCCGAAAGCGGCAGGATCGAACACCTCCCCGCGCTTGGTCTGCTTCATGAATTCAGCCGTAGGGGGCTGCGGCTGCGGCGGGACGGGTTGGCCGGTTGTTTGAGCCTGATGCGCGGCAGCCTGCCACTGCATCATCGCCTGGGCGTACTGCTGCATCGCCTGCCTGGGATCGATCAGGACGCGGATGAGGACGCCCGGAGGCAACAGCTTCAACTGTTCGATCAGCGTCCGCCCCTGCATCTTTCGGTAATGGCGAAGCGAGTTGAACAGGTTGGCGAGGATGGTCATCGCCGACTGGCGGCGTTGATATTCGAGACTTGCCGGTTGGTCCCTGTCCGCAAGCCCGAGCATCTCGACCGAGACGCCGGTCACATCGCGGATCGAAGAGATCGAGAACTCTTGCAGTGAAGCAAGCGCGGGATTGACCTGGCTGAACTCGCGGGGCTTGATCTTGTCGATCATCCCCGCCTTGACCTTCACGCTCTTCTGCGGGTTCGACCAGTCCTTTTCGGCATCGCGCGCATTGGCGAACACGCCTTCCTCGAAGATGATGCCCCCCTTGGCGTTCGTATTGATGATGTGCAGGACCTGGCTGAGTGTCTTGTTGGCCAGCATCTGCGGATCGCGGCATGGCCTTACGACGCCATAGTGATACGCCTTGTTGCGGTCCCACCGCCCGGTGCAGGCGCGGATGGTGAAGCAGGATTTCTCCGACTGCTCCAGTACCGAAACGCGGCCAAGGATCGCCTGATAATATCGGCGCCGCTCGACCTTTTCCGACTTGTAAAGTGCCTGCTCCTCGGGGGATTTCTGCTCCCACTCGCCGGCGGGAATGTCCTGCGGCTGATCATCATTATCCCCCGCGATGAGATAGCGGCTTTCCCGCTCCCACCACTGGATTTGAACGAGCCTGACGGTTTTCGGAGGAAGGTCCGGAGCAAAGCCTGGCCGCTGCTCCTCGGGGTAATCGACCTTGTTCCCCATCCCGCCATCGACCGGCTGGATTTGCATCGCCCATGAAGCATTAAGGGCACGCA